TATTGCGAGAAGACTGAGGTTGTTTCGGTAACACTTTCTAAGACTGTTGTTCGATTGATTGTTGTCATATTGGACAAACCAGGGGCAACGTAACTTTCGACGTACTGAAAAGCTTGACCTGGATTCGCAATTGTGACGTTTGGTTTGTTGCTTAAGTCTGCACCTGTCCATGTATAACTTACTCCGTTAATCGTTTCGACCATTTCCGAGGGCGGCGGTGCAAGGGTCGCACCATCAATAGCAATATTCGTTCCGTTGACCGAGTAAGTGTGCCCAGTATTGAAATCAGTAGAGACGATAGTTTCAGTAACATTTTGAGTAGTGCGTGTAACTGCTGACATCGTACCAGAGGAAAAATTAGGAACAACTGGTACTGCTATGACTGGCTTCTGCCAACTATTTAATAACAACAATAGCGGCAAATAGCGTTTCATTATCTATGCACATCTCTGTAGTATTGCCACATGTAAAAGTTAAATGCGGCAACAATAATGACCCCTAAAATTGCAATAAATATCGGTAGGTGCATCACTTTACCGTCACACTTGTGACCACTGAACCCACCGCCGAAGTGTTCGCCCCTCCGGCCGTAAGAGTCACAACTCCCGCCGAATTGATGGTCCCTGCCAAAGTACCTGCCACACCACCAGACATCGTTAACACTTCTCCGTAAGCCGGCATGTCTGCGACCACTCCACTGGTGACATCCACGCCTGATCCTATGGGATTTGTAGCGTCCCCTTGAGTCCAACTTTCGGAGAAGGAGAAAGCCGATCCAGCAGTATTTACGTCATACGCTCCAACATCAAGTGTTGCTGCGGCTGTAGCAGTACCCGCAGTTAATTTTCCGAAGTGAGCATCAGTCGCAACTTTAATATTGGAACCTGAAACTGCATACGTACTACCTATTCTGTTGGCATCAGTATAAGCTCCATTGACTGAAAGCTGAGTTGAAGTTGTGATGTTATGCGTCATATCTGCACTAACAGGAGACGCTAGGAGAAGTAGTAAGAAAAGTTTCTTCATGTGAGTTTGCCTGTCACGGGGTCAATGTCCTTTCCTGTGATTGGATCGGTTTTAACAACCTCGGCTCCGTTAATGGTCAAGGGTGTCTGAACTCTAATGACTTGTTCAGTTTGTTGTGTATTGCTTTTTGCAATCATGGCTTCCATATCTTCTTTTGTAACACCGTTACCATTCTTCTTATCTTTGGCTGTAGCAAGGCCGAATGTTGAAAGTGCGCCAGTGAAAACAGATGCAATAAAAGTCGGATCGAAGTTTTGTTTTTGGAATCCAGGCAAGTCTACATAAGCCAAAGTAAGGATAAAACCTGACCAAACAACGATTCCAAGCCTTACAGCAACTCCAATGAGTGCTACTTGTTCATCTTTGTCTGGGGTTATCTCTTGAAGCTTTCCAAGAACACCTTTTCCTTTTTTCTCGAGTGGTTTGGTTTCTTCTGTTTTTTCTGGCATAGTAAAGTTTTAATCTCCCTAAGATTAAATGAATGAAATCATTGCCGCAACTATTGGTGCAGCCGTTTCTATTCTGCTAGTAGCAATTAACAATATAACTGCTAGAAGAGATCGAGATATTCGTGAAATATTTAACCGCTTGAACCGACTAGAAAAAGATGTTGCTGCTAGTACTCCAAGAAGAGATTGGCGGAACAGATAAACATTGCTATCTTAAAAACGAGGGTTTTGGCGAGACTCTCTGCATAGTCGAAGTAGCGGTGAAATCTAGCCTTCAGGTTTACCCATGACTGAAGGCTATTTTTTATGCTTAGCTTTATTTAATTCTGCTTCTTCTCTTTCGTTCTTCAATTGATAATAACTAGCAAAATAAATTAATTCTCTCTCAGTTAGTTCTGTTCGCAATCTACTAACCGTCATTCCTAATTCGGAGGCCAGAAAAAACTCAAAGTTAAGCCAGTTATCCTCCGTCAGTCTTTTTTTGCTACTTCAATCTCAAGCTGCTGAATAGGATTTCCATCTTTATCAACCCCAAATAAAGCAAGCTCCATCTGATTTAAGACTTTCTCAGGTAAACGTCTTAAGGCTGCAAGATCTCCTAACGAAAAACATTTAGTACCATCTTCATTTTCTGCTTTCTTTATAAGCATTAAAGTCGTCATCTTTATTGCGTCATCACCTCCACCTTGACCATTTATTTCAAGACGATCTGCTCTTGTTATTGCTTTAAAATAAAAACTAAAAGTATTTTTCCCATCAACATCTAGCTCAAACTTTGTCCTTTGATTTGCATCGAAGGACTCGGTTAGCAAGTCGATTGCTCTTTTTTTTGCTGCAGCCATTAAGCTTAGTTAATCATAATAAGATTATTCTAAACTTAAATGATCAATTAGGCTATGTAGTAACCGAATTAGCGATTGCTCCAGTTGCTTGGAAGTTGATTGAACAAGTTTCTACTTCATTTGTTGTTGCACCAAAATCAACACTTGTAATGATGCCATTAAAAGCAATCTTTCTTGTGCCGTCTAGGTAAAGCTCAAACTTTGCATCAGCAGCATCAGAAGTAGTCAAAGCATCAACAATGATTTCACCAGCTCCAGTAGACGCTGAAGGGGCTTCATAAAGCATCTCAAGTGAGCCACTTCCTGAAGTTAATCCACCAATAAAAGACTTTGCTGTATCTCCTAACTTGGTTGTCTCGTAAGTTTCTTTTTCTTCGGTAAAGCTCCAGTTTTGAACTCCAGCAACAGCAATAACACTTGCATCACTGTTCTTGAATTTCACTGAGCCTTCCTGTCCTCTAATTGCCATGATTAGTCAAAATGAAGGTTTGTTTAATTTTAACTGCTAGATGCAGTTTTGTTTTCAGAAGTAGGAGTTTTTGTTTTTGTACTTTCTTGCTTTAGCTTAAAATGCTGTTCACAACGTCCATCCCAATGGCTTGGAAGTCGAACACCTTTAACAGCTTCGATTGAGTCCAACATTTCTTCAGTAAATTCCATTAAAGATCCTCGAATACATCAAAGCTTACTCTAATTTGAGTTTGAAAATAACCCTCTGGATTAGAAACTTCTAAAACTTGAGGGCCAACAGGTGCATCAAAAGAAACACCTGAGACGATAATCCTATTGTATAGATCTCTAATTCTTTTTGCTATTTTGAAATTTGCACCTGATCCCTTCCCTTTTGGAGTAAAGATATTGACAGAAACAATTCCCGAAATGTTATTTGTAGAAGAAGTTGCTCCACCTAAAGATTGATAAGTGCTATCTCCAAAACTAACTAAACATTGACACCAGGAAGAATTAGCTGTTGGAGTATAAGAGCTATTCTGAAAAACAACAGGAATTGGAGGAGTGTCTTTTAGCTCGTCTTCAAGCCGAGACTCAATAGTTGCTCTAACTGTATTTAGATCTGTAGCAGCCATTAGAGATCCTTCTTAACAATAGATTGCCAAAACTGCTTGGAAATCCCTTGCATTTCCTTGGCGATCATTTCAAACCAATTAGAATCAACCTTTTTTGAATGTCCTTGATAACAAAGACGTTCAGCATAAGGAAGATTATTGTGGATGTAATAAGTATTAGCAGCCTTTATTTCATTAGGATTAACACCTTGAGGACCACGAACAACAGTTCCCACACCTTTAGGACCATATTTCCCCTTCTCTGCTGGTTCCCCATCACTTTTATTTTCTCCAATCTGCCAACTAACAGCAAAACGTCCCGTATCAACAGGACTTCCTTCTTTTACTAATTTGTCAGCTTCTAAAACAACTGCTCGCATTAATCGGTCTATTTTCTGCTCGGAATACCAGCCGATTTCATCAATAGGAACTTGATCTGTCATGCTCTTAAATAAAGCTCATAACTAATATTTACGCCAGCTTGTTCCTGAATTTTAACTCTAATAATTTGATGGGTTACACCAGAAATAATAACTTGATCTGACGTTGATGGAGTGAAACTTAAAAAATCAGCAGGTACAATATATTTTCTATCATCAGCTTGAACTAAATCATTAACCTCTCGAATATTTACATCTTCAAAAAATCCTTTGACTGTTGTGTCGCTAACAGATTCCTTGATTTCTCCAGAAGTTGAATTGTAAGTACCAGAAGTCGTTTTCCTATAAGTAGCAGAAGTTCCCATGCCAGAAACTTCTGAAATCTTTTTGACAACTTTTGCAATAGCAGTATTAAATGCCATTAGACACGATAAGCAATAAGAGAACCAGCACTTGTTTGAGTGATGCTAGTAAAAATCCCTTCTATTTCTGTGCTTGCTTTTAATTCAATTCCAGAAACAGTTGAAGATCCGTTTTTCGTGACGTTTGGAGAAACCAAAGTAACTGTTGAATCTGTTAAGCAGGTAATCTTTCCGAATCGGCCTGTATGGGCACTTGTGTCGGTGATGATGATTGCTGCTGGATAGTTTGCCATGCCCATTGGATTTAGCTCCGTTTGATTGCTACGTTACCTGGTCCACTTATTCTAAGACCTGTCATCATTCTTTCATACATCGGTGGAACACGATCAGCTCCAACTTGACCTTGGAAATTAGGTTGAACAGCAACACTGCCAACTCCAACCTGTTTGAAATCTTCCAATCCTGAAAGACCTAGACCTGCTTTATTGTTATGTAAATAGGCAGCCAATATTGCTTGTGCTTTTGTAATTTGATCTGGAATTTCTGTGTCGGTAAAATAATCAGTCGATATTCTAAAAGGAAATCCAACCGAGTAGGTATTGATATATGTATCTGGTTTTCTTACTCCAGTCCGAGGCCATTGCATTGATTGAGTATCTGTCACCCTTGCTCCTAGAAATCTTTCCCTATCAATCCTTACGGCAGATGTATAAAGTGCACGATTCTTCTGATCTGTTGTAGCAGATGCCCATGCGGTCACATCATCATCTTCGATCAGACCTTCAATAATGCCATCGGCTGTGGCAACTGTTAGATAGGAGTTAGCGTTAGCTGCTCCTATTGTTGCCACTATTGATATTGCCATCAGGAGAAACTTTAGTTTTCGGTTTACGCTTTCGTTTCGGTTTAGAAACAGGAATAGAGGCCACCTTTGCGGCAGCCTCCCTTTCCTTCGCTCGCCTAAATGCGAACATTCCCATTAGCTAGATGCACCCTTTAAGAG